GTGTGAAGTGTCTGACTATGTGTTTTCTGACTTCAACTATGGTCAGCAAGCCAAGGTTTATGGTGTCCTAAATATCGAATACTTCGAGGTCACTTGGTTCTATCCGTCTAGTGCTTCTTCGGAATGCAACAGGTACGTCACCTGGAATTACCGTGAGAATACTTGGACTATTGGAACCTTGGCGCGTACCACGGGCGTTTCTGCTGGTGTGTTCCAGTACCCAATTATGTTTGATCCATCTGGCTATGTGTATGACCATGAGGTCGGGTACAACTATGATGGCGCCACGCCATACGCGGAGACAGGGCCGATTGAGTTTGGTAATGGCGACAGGATAATGGTGGCGCGTCAAATTGTGCCGGATGAGAAAAACCAGGGTGAGGTTTCTGTTTCATTCAAAACCCGGTTTGCGCCAGAAGGGGTAGAAAGCACCTTCGGTCCTTATACCATTTCATCCCAGTATGTGGATGCTCGGTTTAGTGGGCGCCAGGTCAGCTTCAAGGTGCAGGGGGTTGAATTGGGTGATTGGCGAGTTGGTAACTTCCGCTTAGAAGCGGTGCCAGGAAGTAAACGATGAGGCTTCCACCATCCCCCGAAAGTTATACCCGTGATGCAGACCAGACCATGAGGTCTATGCTTCAGCAAGCGAACGATCAAAACCACAAGCGGTTGAGAGATGTGGAGATTTCGCCGGGCCGGTTGATAATCAAATCGCCCAACGGAACGCGGTGGAGCATTGAAGTGGATAACTCCGGCAACGTATCGGCCACATCGCTATGAACCAATTTGATGCAGAGTTCGAGCGGTGTTCTAAGTGGTTGCAGGATGCTTTGGATTACGCTGGGAATAGCCATGAGCTTTCTGATGTAAAGCAAGGTATTCAGGAGGGTCGGTTCACATTTTGGCCAGCGCCTGATGGCGCCATTGTGACCGAGATTATAGAATATCCTGCTTTTCGGGTTCTCCATGCTTGGTTGGTTGGTGGCGAATTAGCCCAGATTGTCGATATGATCCCATCATTGGATGCTTTTGGGCGTTCTTTGGGGTGTTCTAAATTAACAGGATGCGGGCGCCAAGGGTGGGTTCGTGCTTTGAAAGAACATGGTTTCAAGGGTATAATGACCACGGTTTCTAAGGAGATTTCGCCATGAGTAAGGGCGGCGGTAAGCAGACCACCACTCAGGTCCAATCTGTTGATCCTGAGTTCAAGGAACGCGCCCTTGATGTGTATTCCCGCGCCCAGGCAGCGGCAGAGCAGGGATATACCCCTTACACTGGCGGGCAGGCTTATGAGGATTATGCCCGCCGCACTGTGGCTGGGCTGACCCCGACACAGGAAGCGGCGGCATATAATATTTATCGGGCTTCTACGCAGGCCCAAGAGCCTATTAACCAAGCCATGCGGATTACCCAGGGTGCCAGGCCTATGTTTGGCTCTGCTGAAGAGGCGTTTTACCGCCCTGACTTTGGTGAAGCCCAAGGTCTTGTTCGTGGTACTTCTGCCGTACCGGCTGTATCAGAAGCCCAGGCAGTTACGCGGGGCGCCTTGCGCCCCTCTGAATACGCTGAAGCCCAGCAATATGCCCGCATGGGGGCTGGTTATCAGCCGGGCACCATTGCTGGTGGTATGGGGGCTTACACCAATCCTTATGAAAGCCAAGTGGTTGAAACGGCGCTTGGGGATATTGAGCGCAGTCGTCAGTTGGCGGTTCAGCAAGGGGCGGCGCAAGCCACTAGGGCGCGGGCTTATGGTGGTTCCCGCCAGGCTTTGACTGAGGCGGAAACCAACCGGGCGGCTATGGAACAAGCGGCCCGTACCTCTGCCCAGTTGCGGGCGCAAGGTTTTGAGACAGCGGGCCGTATGGCGGCGCAAGATGTTGGTTTCGGGCTGCAAGGCGCCCAGCAGCGGCTATCCGCTGCCCAGCAACTTGGAGCGCTTACGCAAGCGGCGCAGGGCGGCCAGCTTGCGGGCGCCGGCCAGATTGGTCAGCTTGGTATTGCTGGAACGCAATCTGAAGTTGGTCGCGCTAATGCCTTGGCTGGTTATCAGCAGGCGCAAGCGCAATTGGCGCTTCAGGAAGCCCAGCAGAGGGCGGCTATGGCGCAGGCTACTTCAGCGGCTGATCTGGCGCGTGGTGGTCAATTGGCGCAACTTGGGCTTAGTGGGCAGCAGGCGGCTACCACTGGCGCGCAAGCAGCGTTCAATGCCCAGGAAGCGATTCGCCAAGTTCAGCAACAGCGCATGACGGCGGCAGAAGAAGAGTTTACGCGGCAGCAAGCTGAACCGTACCGCGATCTTCAAACACTTCAACAGGCTCTTGGGTTCTTCCCAAATCCAATGACTACAAGTTCAACGCAACGCCAGACGCTTGGCCCGTTAGATATTATTTCCCGCCTTGGCGGTACAGCAGCTTCTGGCGCGCAGTCTTACTACTTGTTGTGCTGGGTCGCCCGCGCTGTTTATGGTGTAGAAAATCCGCGCTGGCTGATGTTCCGCGAATGGCTTCTGGAAGATGCGCCAAAGTGGTTTGTGCGTCTTTATATCCGCCATGGTGCCGCGTTTGCGGATTGGCTTGAAGGTAAAGATAGCCTGAAGGCGATGATCCGGCGCTTGATGGATGGGCGTATTGCTAAGAAATTTGGAGGCTAAATCATGAATTTTGATCAGGCTCTAAATTATTTCGGCGGGTTGCTGGGGTTTAATAGCAATCCCCAAATGCCTCCTTCTGGGCCAGAATACTATGCAGAAGCGGCGGCTGCTGGCGCCGCGACTAATCCGCCCCCTGTCCCGCGCCCTGATCCTTTTGCCCGTTTCTCGCCAGAGCAGCGCCAGGCTCTTGGTTATGCGTCTTTGATTGACACATTCGGCGCAGCAGCGGGGCGCCCTACTGGCGCAGCGTCAGGTTTGATGCAGACGTTTGATCTTACTTCTGGTCGGCCCCAGAGCGGCGGTTTACCGCAAATGGCGCCGCAACAGCAGGCGGCGCAAGCGCCCCAGCCCATGCAGATTCAAGCGCCGCCAATGCGCCCGATGCCTCAAATGCAGGCACCGCAAATCCAAATTGGAATGCCCCCGCGTCGGGGTGTTAATCCGCTGTTCTTAGGGGGTTGAGATGGGTGAGACGTTTTCTGGCGCAAGGCCAATAACTGAATTAAGCCGCGATGAATTGGCGCAATACCTTGGCGCATTGCGGTTTGGTCCTGGGCCTGCCGGGATTCGTTCTCCTTATTCTGAAGAAGAATTGCGTGGGCAACTTGATTTGCTGACACAACAGCAACGAGCAATGCTTGATGTTGGAACGGCTAATCGCCCATTCCTTGGTATGGAAGGCGATCTGCCTGGCTCGCTGGCTGTACCCCCGGCGCCGGGGGTATATAGCCCTGGCATGGGGCTTCTAACGCCACAGCAACCACCAGCCCCCGCGCAGCCTGCTGCGCCATTGCCCCCGGTTCAGGAAAGGCAAGTGCGGCCAGCGGCAGAAGTGGTTTCGGTCCCGCGTTTTGTGGAGACACAACCGCAACCACAAGCGCAACCGGCGCCAGTTGCAGCACCTCCTCCTGCTGCGAGGCAGTCGGAAAGGGACATTGGTAATACCCTGATGGGCTTGGCGGCGATCCAAGATGCGTTCGCTATTCTTGGTGGGCGTCAACCAACTGCCTTGGCGCAGATGGCGCCAGTTGCCCAGCAACGCTCACAACAGCAGGCCCTTAACCAAATCCTGGCGGCACGTTCTGGCGGCGCTTTGACGCCACAACAAGCCACCATTCTTGGGCAAGCGGTGCAGCAGGCTGGCGTGACTGCTGGAACACAAGTGGCGGCGGCGCCAGGTCAGGCGCCAGCCGGTGGCGGGTTTACTCCGCGCGGTTTGGCGATCAATACGCGGCTTGAAAGTGGCGGTCAGGCTGATGCCCGTAATCCTCTTTCCACTGCCATGGGCGCTAATCAGTTCATTGAAAGCACTTGGTTAGAGTTCGCGCGGGCTAATCCTGAGTTGTTCCAAAATATGAACCGAGAGCAAATCTTAGCGCGCCGGGCTGATGTTGATTTGAGCGCCCAGGCTACGCAATGGAATGCCCGGCGCAATTCTGAAATCTTGCAAAACGCCAATCTGCCTGTGAATGATGCGACACTTGGCATGGCGCATATGTTTGGCGCCGCTGGTGCCCGCCAGCTTTTGCAGGCTGATGTTGGCTCCCGAATGGAAGATGTTGTTGGCGCTGATGTGCTTCGCGCCAATCCAAATCTTGCGGGCCGCACGGTTGGGCAAGTTGTCCAAGGTTTTGTGCAGAACTATGGCTTACCACAAGCGCAACAGGCACCGCTTACGCCAGCGCAGGCGCAGATTGCTGGCGCCCCTGGCGGAGGTGCCTCGCTCCGCCGCCAAGTTGAGATCACGCCAGAACTTGCAGCCACTTTACGGGCAATGCCTGCGCCGGATGCTTTTCGGTTACTGGCGCAGCTTGATTTGCAAAGCCAGCAGCGTGGAACCCGCATACTCTCTGCGACAGAAGCGCGGGCGGTGCTTGGTGAAGCGGCTGATCCGAATAAGGTCTATCAGGTTGGCGCTGAAGGCGGGATTACCGTGGTGCCTGGAACCCGCGAAAGCGAAGAACCCACACGCCAGCAGCGTGTGGCGCTTGAAGGTGAACTGCGTACCCAGTTTGGCGCGCAAAAGCCGGTGCAAGAGTTCTTGCAGATGGGGCCGCAAATCCGCGCAATCCGTGATGGCGTTGCGCGTGAAACGCCAAGCCGCCTGAATGACATTAACCTCACCTTCGCCTTTGCAAAGATGTTGGACCCGACTTCTGTGGTGCGTGAAAACGAAGCCGGGCAGATTGTCGCCAGTGCCAGTGTCATGGATCGGCTTGGTGGCTTTATCGCCCGCCTGAATGGTGGCGCCGCCTTCTCGCCAGAACTTCGCGCCCAACTGCTGCGCGAAGCCGAAAGCCGCTATTCATCTGCCCGTGAAGCTTATGACGTTGAGGCGGATGCTTACCGCGATTTGGCGCGCGGGTATGGCGTGGAACCAGCCCGCGTAATCCCACCGCGCCGCGATCTGCCAGAGGCGCGGCCTATTCCGGGCACTCGCGAGGCGCAAGCAGGCGGCGCCATTTCTGAAGCCCAGCGTCCTGCCGCCATTGCTGATCTAACTGCGCGCGTACAAAGCGGCGCCGTATCGGTTCAAGCGGCGCGCGATATAGCCCGGCAACTCGGTATCCCTAACGCTGAAAGGCTGTTTCAATGAGTGATAGCGTTTCCGCCCTTATTGATCGGCTGATTGCCCAAAATACCCGCCGCCAACAGGCAGCGGGTGCGGTGTTGCCAGGCGGCTTGGCTACGGCTTTGCAGGGCGCCACTTTCGGCACTGGCGAAGAGGCTACCGCTGCGCTGCGTTCCTTGTTTGGGGGCACTTCATATGAAGAAGCCCTGGCGCAAGAGCGGGCGAACATCGCCCAATATCGTGAGCAAAACCCGGTTCGCGCGGCTGCTTTTGAAGTGGCTGGTGCTATCCCCACAACTGTTGGTGCGGCACTTCTAACGCCAGCCACAGGCGGCGCTTCTGGCGCGGCAGCAGCGGCTAATGTGGCGCGTATGGGTGGAACTCTCGCCAGGGCCGCACAAGGCGCCAGGGCAGGCGCTACGGCTGGTGGCGTCACTGGTGCGCTGGAAGGCTTTGGCACGGGCGAAGGTGGCGTGGGTGAGCGCCTTTCCGGCGCGGCTGGTGGCGCTGTTCTTGGCGCCGGTCTTGGGGGCGTTGTTGGTGGTGTGGCTCCTGCCATCGCTGACCGGGCGCGGGCTACATACGGCGCCCTGCGCGGTGGTACGCCAGAAGCTGAGCGGCGCTTGGCTGCTACAATGCCTATCGATGCGGCGCAGGCTGAACTACTCGCGGCCAGGCAGGCGGGTAACATTATGCCCGGCCAACCGGTGACACTGGCGGAACGGTTTGGCGAAACGGGGATGACCGCCGCCGAAGCCTTGGCGCAAGCGCCGGGCACTACCCGCGAACTAGCGGCAGAAGTATTGCGCCCCCGCACGGGGCAGCAAACACCCCGTATCGAGGCTGGCTTGCGTGTTGCTTTTGGTGATGTTGAGGACGCGGCTGAACGGGCGCGGGCGATTCGCGCCAATATGTCTGGCGAAATCAGCCCGGTTTATGAGCGGGCTTTCGCGTCTGCCAGGACACCAACAACAGGCGAACTTGCTGTTTTGCGTTATGTGAACCCATCCGCCTTGAAAGAGGCTAGTGAAATCGCCAGAAGCCGCACTGGTGCGCCGCTGGATATACGGATGAAAGATGGTCAGTTGGTCATCCCGTCCAATATCACGGCTTATGACTTGCACCAGATTAAGCTTGGTGTGGATGATTATATCACCAAGAACTCTAACCAGATTACTGGTGCGCTTACGCCTTCAGCCCGCGCGGCTATTGAACCTCGGAATAAGATTGTTGAACTAATCGACGATCTAACCAAGGTGAATGGCACCAGCCTTTATGCTCAGGCGCGGAATGAATGGGCGGATCAATCGGCACTTTTGAAAGCTCAGCAAGTTGGGTTGAATATCTTTAAGCCTAGCACCAATCCACGCGAGTTGCGTGAACAGTTGAAATCCATGGGCGATGCCGAAAAGCGCGAGTTTGCCACTGGTGTTGTGCAGGCGATCCGTGACCGTATCGCTGGGATGCAAACTGGCAGGGATGCCGCGCGCAATATCATAGGCACTCAAAAACAGCGCGATTTGCTACGGGCTGCGATGGATGCGGTTTATCCTGATCCGAAGGACGCGGAAGCCCGTTTCAAGATGCTGACTGGTTTTTTGGAGCGCGAAACAACTATGAAGGGGTTTGAAGGGCAAGTTCTTGGTGGTAGTGCAACCGCCAGGCGTTTGCTTGGTCAATCCCTGGTGGAAACTGGTGGTTTGACCGGCGCCGGGTTTGGGGCGGGGCAGCTTGGTCTGGTTGAACCGACTACGGGTGTCGCGCTTGGCGCCTTGGCTGGCGGGGCGCGGGCGTTGCGTTCCGCAACCGGCGCGCGGGCGCAGGATGTGATGGGGCGCCAGTTGCTTAGTGTCGATCCTGAAGAGCAAATGCGCTTATTGACGCGCTTAGGGCAAGTTCGCCAACAAGAAATGGCGGCACAGGCCAGGCGTGATGTGACATACCCATCAGCGGCTGGCGCCTTTGCGGGGCAGTTGTCTGGGCTTCTTCAGTAAGGACCATCATGGTAGCCAAAACTGACCGAGACGCCATCAAGGCGGCTTATGAAGCGGTAGCAAAGCACGGCTCCGTGATGGCTGCTGCGAAAGAGAACGGGCTACCGTATGAGACAATGCGTAGCCGCTACCAGCGCGCCATGCAGTTGTACAACAAGCCAGACATTCGCAGTTCAGCCCGCAGCCTGGCGCGCGAGCCGATCAGCAAGCCTTGGTCTGAGACGGAGGAACACAACAGCGCCCTGGTGATGGAGGTTCCCGCCATCAAGGATGGTGTGGGAATAGTCTTTTCGGACTGCCACTGGCGGTCATTATCGCAACCGCGAAGCTTGTCACATGAAGCCCTTTTGATTCTAGCCCGGCACATACAGCCGGGCTTTTTGTTTTGTAATGGCGATGCCTTGGACATGGGTTCTGTTTCCCGCCATCCGCCGATGATGTGGGCAGACAATCAGAAGCCAAATGTGGCGGAAGAACTCGCAGCCGGGCAAACACACTTACGGGAGTTAAGGGAAGCCGCTGGCGATCCCACTTGTTACTGGATCAGGGGCAACCATGATGACCGTTACGATAAATATCTTGCTGCCCATGCTGCCGCTTTTGAAGGTATGGGTGCCTTTAGTCTTCAGGATCAGTTTATAGATTGGCCTATGACCTACCGGCTCGATGTTGGTGATGTGTCTTTCGTCCACCGCTACCACGGCGGGGTTCACGCGGGCTACAACAACGCCATGAAGGCCGGGCGATCCATCATCAGCGGCGATACTCACGCGCTGGATGTGCGCCCCCTAAACCACTGGTCCAAGCGTATCTATGGCGTTCAGACGGGGATGCTGGGCGATCCTAATTGGCCACAGTTCAATTATAGATTGGGCATCCCAGGACACCAACAGCAGGGCTTCGTAGTCCTAACTTGGCGCGATGGCGCCCTGGCACCGCCAGAGACTTGCGAGGTGGTGGACGGCGCCGCATGGTTCCGGGGCCAGGTGATTTGCGGGCGTGTACGGATCAAAGCCGGACGGGGGTAAACCATGCGCCGTATCAAAATTGTCGATTCGGATGCGCCAGGGGAACACCATGAGGTGTCCTTTGCCGAAGCGGCCCAGCAGATGATCGCAACAGCCCTGGCGGATGGTGCGGTGGCAATCATGGTGGTTTGGGAAACCCCAGCGGGCTACAAGTATGCAGCAGTTCCCTACTCCCATGCGGTGCTGCGCGGGCTGTCGGATCAAGCCTATTCAGAACTCTGGATTAAGCCTGAAGAATCGGAGGATGATTGATGTTTGCGGCCCTGCTGCCTGTACTGGCGCCGATTCTTGGGGATGTGATCCGCCGCCTTGTCCCTGATCAGGGCGAGCAGGGGCGAATTGAGGCTGAACTATCCATCGCCCTGATGCAACGCGCCCAGGAGATCGAGACTGCCGCTGCTGATATTGTGAAGACGGAGGCGGCTTCGGAACACTGGCTAACCGCCACCTGGCGCCCGGTGGTTATGCTAGTGCTTACTTCATTGATTGTAGCCCGGTGGCTTGGGTATAGCGCCCCAGGTATCTCAGAAGCGGAGGCGCTGAAGCTATGGTCTATCGTGGAGATTGGCTTGGGCGGTTACGTCATTGGGCGTTCAGCCGAAAAGATAGCCCCAGTGATGGCGGAGGCAATGAAGCGCCGGTAGATCGTTTTCTACCATGCCTGAAGATTATTCTACACCACGAGGGGGGCTGGTCGGACCATGTAAAAGATTCTGGCGGCGCCACTATGCGGGGTGTTACTCTAGCAACTTACCAGACGTTCCTTGGCCGCAAAGCCACCAAAGACGAACTCAGGAGAATCAGCGATGGCGAGTTGGAAGCGATTTATCGAAGTTATTACTGGGAGCCTGCTGCTTGTGGTAGGATGCCTAGTGGCGTTGATCTGGTTGTCTTTGATATGGCCGTTAACGCAGGCGTTAAACGCGCTGTCCGCATATTGCAAGAAAGTGTGGCTTGTGCAGCGGATGGAATCGTGGGGCCGCAAACTTTGGCGGCGGTGGCGAAACAAGACCCACTACATCTGATCCGCCAGTATTCAGATGGGCGCCGGGCTTTTTACCAAGGGCTTGGCGCTTACGTCACATTCGGCAGGGGATGGCTTCGCCGTGTCGATGAGGTGGAAGCCGAAGCCATCAAAGGAGCGAAGAAATGAAACCGACTAAGGCTGACAAGAAGATTTCCAAGGTGATGCGCGAATATGGCGCGGGCAAGCTGCACTCTGGCAGCAAGAAAGGCCCGGTGGTGAAATCCGAAAAGCAGGCTATGGCCATTGCGCTTTCTGAGGCTGGTAAATCGCGCAAGAAGTGATTATACTTTGCTTGTCGGGTATCTCCCCCCGGCAGGGTAGTTTCCTCTTGCGACAAACTCAAACCCCGGCCTAGCGCCGGGGTTCTTTTTTGTGACCACTATTGCCATATCCGCCAGGTTCGTATGGTGTGTCTGCCGGCCGGTGGCTTTTGCATCTGATGCACCGTCTGTTGTGCGGTCCTTCTGACCAGAACATTTCTCCGCATGACAGGCACTTTCGCTCTTTATCGAAGACGTTCTCATACTTGGTGGAATGGTGGGTTTTATTCCACCATCGCTTCACTGTCTCGGTATCCACCTCAAAATGCGCGGCGATCTGGTGGAAGGTTTCGCCGCGTTGCAGGGCTTCACCAATATACTTCTCCCGCGCCCTTCTCACTTCTGGATGAATGGCGCGGCCAGGTCCGTAGCGTAAAGGGGCGCGGGGTTTGGTCATTCCTTTTCTCCCAGCGCCGCGCGGGCATTGTCGTAGGCAGCAAGGGGTCGTGCGCTTGCCGGGTAATCTTCCAAATCATTCAGCAGCCATTGCAGCGCCGCCCGCAACGTATCTCGCTCCGCCACCAATGAGATCACGGTATTGACCGCTTCATGGTGGGAAGTGACAGCTAAATTTAAAGTTGCCCGCAGCTTTTCGATTTCGTCGGCGGCTTCATTGCATATTTTATCTGCATCAGCATGATCATAAATATCTGCTGTTCGCAGCCGTTCCACAATGTCGCTCATTCCTTTTCTCCCAGCGCCTCACGCGCCTTCTTTACTGGTTCCATGTCTCGATCAAACCTACGCATCTCATCTGGGTAGATGTGCTGACTGCCACGGAATCTGTCTGTTATTTCATCCTCTAGGTCATCGGCACATTCTTTGAGGATTGATCTTAGCGTTCCGTTCTCTGCGAGAAGGAGGATCAACTCGGCTTTCATTCGAGTGACTTCCGCCGTGGTGCTGCTGGTGTCGGATGCCTCTATCTGCATTGCTGTCTCTCCATCTCTTGCTTTACTGCTATTCTCACTTGAGTCCTGAGATTGAGTGCCGCTCTTTTATCTGACGGCGAATTGCTCAGGCTTGTCACAAAACCATTATCAACACGTTGAACCCAATGCCACCCATCCCGCTCCGGGTTCAGCGGCACCCCAGGCTCGCCGGGCCATCCGTTGTCACTCATTCCTTTTCTCCCAGCGCCGCGCGGGCAGCGTATTTTATAGCGCCATGTGACGGCGGATAATCCGCTTCACAATCCTCTGCGATAGCGCGCAGCGCCGCCCGCAGCTTTTCGTTCTCCGCTTGGATCAGCCGCCCAATCGCAGCCGCCGCTTCTGCGCCGAGCGTCAGCCCGGTGGCTGCGTAGATTTTATCTGCGATGTTGATCATTCTACCCTCCAAACCGTACACCCGCGAGGGGTGCTGCGAACTGTAAACTGCTTTGGCGCCAGAGCGCGGTTAAACCGCGACACCATTGAGAAAACAGAAGCCGGTTTCACGGCGTCCGCTGAAATACGGAAGCTTTGTCCCACCGACAGCTTGGCCGCTGGATACTTGCTAGACCCCTTTGGTCTGCCCCGCTTTGCCGGTGGCGGGATCGGCTTATCGTCACTAATCTGAATCTTCATCTGTCCATGTCCCCTTAATTTGGTTTTTCACTGCGCTGATTGCTTGCCACAGAACCCGGTCTTGGTCGGAGAGTCGCACCCATACGTCCCAGTTTGACCGCAAGGCATCGAACTCCTGTGGCTTGTTGTTCGCCTTGATCAAAGCCCGCTTCATTAGTCCTTCCTCCGCCATCAACATGGCGGTATTCAGCAGGCGCATTCTTTCCCTTTGTTGAGGCGTCACGACTATAAACTCCATTGGTTCCGACGACGTACCTATAGCCTTCTTCCTGTAGCCACTTCGCCGCCGCTTTGATGCTGGCGAAGGCGGCGAGAGGGCGCCAGGCCGGTTGGCTGATGTCATCCACCTCCACAAACAGGTCTGTTTGTGACGGGATGTTGCTGGTCATTTTGACCGACACGCGCACGGTGTTCATGGGCCAGGCTCCCCACTCGCCGTTGCAATGCCTGCCGCCTTCTGGCGGGCTTCGGCTTCTGCCTCCATAAGTTCCCACTTCAACTCATCCCGCACCTTGGCAAGACTGTCATAGGAACCATTCGAGAAACAGAAATCATCCGCATACTGAATGCGGACCAGTTCGTTCTCCGCTATCGCCAGCTTGGCGCGCAGGGTTTCTAGGTCGATCAATTCATGTCCTCCTTCACAAGATGTTGAATGGCATCCATCAGCAAATCTGCTGACCGCTTTGCGACGCTGTTCTCTGTTCCGTGGTCCGTAACATCATAGATGAAACAAGCCAGAGCCATGGTGGCAGCGAATATGACGTCACTCACATTTTCGCCGTTGCCAAGCTTAAAGATTGCGCGCTTCATTTTCTCTGACACCTCAGACAGGTGTTCCGCTTTTGCGTCGCTCATGCGCCAGCCATCGCGAACAGAATGATGAGCAGCAACAAGAAGGCGGCGAAGCCAAGGCCCTGCAAGATTGCCAGTATCCACCAGGCGGCGGAGCGATGTTTCAAGTATTGCATGATAGTTCCCCTTGCGGCTTGATTGCCTAACATGACGATAAACCCACGCAGAAAATAACGTCAAGGGAAAAAATACGCTTGACACGAATTTTTTTCACGCCTAGGGTTTCAATCATGGATCACCTCCCTTACCGAAAGCTGCTTCAGCAGAACGGCTACACGCTGCGCGATCTAGCCGAAGCGGCTGGCGTATCAACCGCAACCGCCAGCCGGTGGCTTATCTGGCTGACCTATCGCGGTGAATATGGGGGTATTGCGCCGCCTATCGTGCGGCTGATACCAGTGATCAGAATGTGTAGCACCCTAGAGGTGCCAATGAACGAGATTTGGGCGCATATCTGTACCGGACACCGGGACGGACATCTGCCCGAAAAGGCTGCGCGCGATGGTACCTAGCCTCCCAACCATTGCGCGCCCGGAAGCCTGGCGCGACTACTACGAACCCGCGACGGGCTTCCGGTTAAATCCGCACGGTGCGGATACCTCCGCCAGCACTTTCAATATCCCCTCCCGAACTGTGCTGGCGGGGGTCTAACCGTGAGAACCTGTATCACCATCCCCATCGAACCTGTCGCCAAGGGGCGCCCCCGATTCGGCAAGCACGGCGCCTATACGCCAGCCAAGACCCGGAAGGCAGAGGAAACAATCAGGGCATTTATTTCCCCATATGATTCCTTTGGCTCCGTGCCGGTCTGTGTAGATGTCATGGTCCTGATGCCCATTCCCAAATCCTGGCCAAAGAAAAAGCAGGAAGCGGCGCTTGCGGGCGATCTGGAACACACAGGCAAGCCCGATCTGGACAACCTGGCAAAGCTGGTTCTGGATGCCGCCAACGGCATCCTGTGGGACGACGATAGCCAGATCATCAAGCTGCACCTTAGCAAGATGTACTCGGGCAAGCCCGGCTACATCCTCATCATCGAGGCAAACCCGTGACCCAAGACCCCTTCGCAACGCATGGCATTGGCCATTTATCGGCTTCCAGCCTGAACACCTACGCGGCGCAGCCAGCCGCCTGGGCCATGTCCTACCTGTTGAAACGGCGCCTGCCGGTGGGGGCTTCGGCCCATCGCGGCACCGCCATTGAGGCAGGCGTATCGGCTGGGCTGTTCAATCCAGAAAAGCCGGTGGATGATTGCATTGCTATCGCCCTGGCTGAATATGACCGCTTAACAGCACTCTCAAGTGATCCCCGGCGGGAAGCCCAGCGTAAAGTGGTACAAGACACTGTGCCTGTAGCCCTCACAGAACTCCGCCAGTATGGCGTCCCGACGGCGCCAGAAGAGGGCCAGCACCAGCACCGCATCAGCAAGCCGCTGGGCGAGGGCCTGCCCGATCTGGTGGGGTATCTGGATTTCTACTGGCAGGAACACGGGTTGGTTTTGGACTTGAAGACCACTGAGCGGGTGCCGGGGCAGATCAGTAGCAGCCATGCCAGACAGGGCAGTGGGTACGTTGTCCATACAAACCAAATCTGTCGATTCGCGTATTGCAGCCCGAAGAAGGTGGCGGTGTATCAGCTTGAAAATGTCGCTGATCACTGGGCACATCTTCAGGCTATTGCCAACCGGCTGCGCCGGTTCCTGGCGATCTCGGCGGATAAGAATGAATTGATCAGTTTGCTGGTGCCGGATGTAGATAGTTTCTACTGGTCCGATCCCGCAGCAGAAGCAGCCCGTAAGGAAATCTACGGGATGTAAGCAGCAAGCGCCACGCTGCCGAAATGTGGCGCATTTCTAGATATATGGAGCATTCAAATGGGTTTAGGTCTTTCTTACGGTGGGAGCGAAACCGCGAGCGGTGATTTCCTGCCCCTGGTTAACTACAACGCTAAGGCCGGGCGGCTGAAGTATAGCCAGCGCGTGGAGCTGAATGGGCGCTGGGAAAAGCAGGAAGAAGATGTTTCCTTCCAACAGCCAGCCTTCGTCGCAGACCTGGAAAATATCCAGGTTGGATGGCTGTTCTTTAAGGCAGGCATGGCACCGGTAAGGTCGCTTGTGAAGATCGGTCACCCTCTGCCGCCCTGCCCGGTTGGTGATTACGGGGTCGATGAACGCGGCAACGCCGCCAAGCCTAAGCAGGGCTTCGCCTTACGGGTGCTGGATGGCAACCGGACTGTGCGGGAGTTCTCTTCCAATGCTGCCGCTGTTCTGGGCGCGATTGACACCCTGCACTCCCAATACGAAGCTGCCCCCGAGAAAGCCCAAGGGCTGCTGCCGGTGGTTCAGTTCCAGGGCGCAACGGAGGTGAAGGGCAAGCATGGTTCAAATTATACGCCGAACTTCGCGATCATTAAGTGGGTACCGCGTCCGGCAGAACTGCCTGCGCCTGGACCGGTTAGCGCGCAAAGTGTGGCAACACCTGTCGCCCAGAGCGCGGCTCCGCTACCTCCGCCAACGCCGCAAGCTGTTAAACCCCTACCGTTCTAATGAGGGTTAAGCACCCCCGCGACATCACCTGTGCGAACTGTCAGTGGTATGTGCCCGCTGACAGTCGATCGGGTGAATGCCGCCTTACACCATCACACTCCGGCTACCGCTGGGTAATGATGAAGCCTCACGATTGGTGTAGCCAGGCCAAAGAAGCCAAGGCAAAGCCAGAGATGGAAGAATAACAAACAGGGCGGCAATTAAACGATTGCCGCCTTTCCTTTCGCAAGAGAACGAGGAAACAATGTGCATCCCACTCAAAGACCCAGAGTACCCGCCACACAGCGAATATCCGGGGAAGCAGCCATGTCACTGACCGCACCTAGCCTATCAGCGCCCGCCAAAGAATGGGCGCTATATTACCTACGGCGCGGGTGGTCCGTGGTGCCGGTCAGACGGGGCGAGAAGATACCCGCCATTCCCTGGCACCAGTTCCAAAACCGACGCGCCACGGAAGCCGAGATTCAAGATTGGTTCGCCGATCCCACCATGGGGGTCGGGATCGTGACCGGCGCCATCAGTAATCTCACTGTGGCGGATTTCGATGGCGACATAGGCGCCGCTACCGAACAGGACATCCTGCCCCGACTCGGAGCCGGACCCGTTGCCCTGACCGGGGGCGGCGGGTGCCACAGGTTCTTTTCCCATCCTGGGAAGAAGGTTCCCACCAGAAAAGGCATCCTGCCGGGCATGGATATCCGGGGAGATGGCGGCTTTATCGTCGCGCCACCTTCGGTCCACGCCAGCGGGCGCCAGTACTCTTGGGACGTTGACGCCCATGTAGATGATCTTGGGCTACCGAGCCTGACCGAATCGATGGTGGAATTGATCTGCCAGGATGTGATCCATGGGACAGGTTCTGTAAGCCCTGTAACCCATGCAGCGGGGCCGCTGGGCTTGCCCGGCCAGATCACCGACGGGCGCGAGCAGTATATGCGGAACACCATTCTGGCGGTAGTCTCAGACTTATACCGACAACTTGGGCGCATCCCCACCGAAGAAGAAGTGGTGGCGGAAGGCTGGCCACAGTACGCCAGCAAAGTGGATTTCTCGCGGCCAGGTCGCGGGGAAGCCGAGTTCAGGATGAAGGTGAGATACACCCTGGATCGGGCAGCACGGGGGATTATCAAGCTGGAAGCACCGAAGCCCCAGGCGCCCGCCACACAGGCGCCCAGCGCCACCACAGAGGGCCAGAAAGCCCTCTGGCATGACCAGGGCGCCTTTGCCGGGGGCGAGATACCCAAGCGGCCCTGGCTGGTGCAAGGCTACCTACTGCGCGGCGCAGTCACGGTTCTCAGTGGACAAGGCGCCGGGGGCAAATCGTCCATGGTGGTTGGTTGGACACTAGCCGGGGCGCAAGGCAAACCCTTTGGCGCCTTCAGGCCAGAAACACCACTCACCATCATTAACTACAATGTCGAAGACGACAAAGATGAGCAGCGCCGCCGGTACGCCGCCGCCATCAAAGCCCAGGCCGCTGACGGGGGCGCTATGCAGCGCATCATCAGGTGCGGTCCATACAATGTAGGGACACTGTTCGCCCGCGACCCTCACACGGGGCAGCTAAACACCACACAAGCCATGGAAGAACTAGAGCGCCACTGTATGGAGAACCAAGCAGACCTACTGGTCTGTGACCCACTAGCCGAACTCCACGACAGCGAAGAAAACGACAATACCGCCATGCGCCAAGTGGTCGCGGCCTTCCGGTCACTGGCGCAGCGGCTGGATATGGCGGTGCTGATCCTGCACCATGACCGCAAAGGCACCAGTACGCCAGGCGACATGGACCGGGTTCGCGGGGCTTCCTCAATTAGCGGGGCAGTCCGGGTCATGCTGACACTAACCACCATGACGGCAGAAGAAGCAGGCACCTTCGGTATCCAGGCAGAAGAACGCCGGTCCTACTTACGCATAGACAGCGCCAAATCTAACTACGCGCCCGCCCAGGAAGCCGAGTGGTACAAGTTGACCGCCATCGAGATCGAGAACGGCGAGATCATAGCCGCCGCCCTCCCCTGGACGCCGCCAGGCGTTTTTGGGGCACTCAGTATGGCAGACTGCGTGGGTATCCTGGAAACCCTTCAGCGGGGCTTCATGGAGGAAGGCAAGCGGTTCGCCTTCGCAGCAGACCCAAAAGCCAAAAAAGGGGTGGCGTGGGAAGTGCTGACAAACACCGGCAAAGCCACCAAAGAGCAGGCCAAGAACATCCTGAAGACCTGGGAAGACGAGGGAACTATAGTCAAAGAACTAGGCCCATCACCATCAAGCAGGCATCCAAGGGACAACTATAGCGTGTGTCATGAGCGGCTAGCGCAGATAAAATTAGCTGCACCAAAACCCATTATTGAGGATTTTTGAGGGTGTGCAACTTGGTGTTGGAAAACACCATTTTGCTGCACAAGTTGGACACATTTTTTGTGTGCAGCAACAAAAAGTCCCTAGGCAGGGGATTATCTGCACGCGCAGTTGCTTAAGCACAGCAACTGCACGCGCAGAATAAGATAATCCACTGCTGACCTAGGGACTTGGCGCTTGTAGCACCACAACTAGTAGGGGATGAAGTAATGGCGAATGAAGATATATTAGCCCCGCTGACAGAGGCGAATGGCGAATGGGTATGGCGATCTCGGATGGCGGGTGCGCTGGATACACTGGTGGCGGGGCTGGAAAGAGAATGGGGGTTCGATAGGCTTCCGTTGCTGGTGTCCACGGCGACAAGGGAGCGGTTCCAGGCGGCAGAGGATATGCACCGGCAGGCGACAATGGCGGGTGAGGATATGGCGGAACTGGACGCCATGATGATGCGCGCCTGGCGGGCACTGGAAGCGGAAGCTCGGGCTGGCGGGTATGAACCGCTTCCGGGGCCGCTGTTAACCGTACAGGCGGATGAGGCGGAACGGGGCACCATCTGCATCTGTCAGGATGACACCCATGCCCAAGCGATCCTGGCGCGGGCTAAGGCGGAAGGGTGGAACGCGGAGGCTTGGACGGTGGAGGAGGTGGGGCGGGTTCTGAAAGGGGCTTCACCTATCGCGGAAATCAAGGCTGCATTTCCGAAGGCGAAGGTGGTAAGACGGGGGCAATTGATCGAGGACGAAATCCCGATCTAATGTTGAGCATGAGCCGGGCATTCGAGGCAGCACGCATAGACTTCGGGCCGGATATTCAGGAAGGCTGTACGCTGGTGAGCGATAGGTATTGGGCGCCAGACGCTATGCTGGCGAGGGGTATGATTAGCGAGGCGCTGTATGCCGCTGCAAAGCGGCTACGGGATGATTATTATGCGGGGCAGGCTGGGAGGCTTGGGGCGCGTGAGGCGTTTGCACGGGCTTCTAGGGCGGTTGGGACTACCGCTATGCCTGCGCTGGCTTGGACGGTCCTCAGTCACGGCACGGTGACGGGCTGGGCTGAGTGTAAGGGGATTGAGGTGGCTAAGGCGGCTGGCCAGGTGGTGCAGGCGCTGGAACGATTGAACCGATTTTATGGAGCGAAAGCGTGAAAAAATTTTGGCCTGCTGAAAAAATTGAAATGCGGCAGTTGGATAAGTTGATCCCTTACGCACGCAATTCCCGTACCCATTCGGATACCCAGGTGGCGCAAATAGCGGCATCCATAAAAGAATGGGGGTGGACCACTCCAATTCTGGTGGATGAGGAAGGGACGATCATTGCGGGGCATGGGCGCACCTTGGCCGCTAGGAAATTAGGGCTGGCTGAAGTGCCTGTGATGGTGGCAAGGGGATGGAGCGAAGCCCAGAAGAAGGCTTATGTCATAGCCGACAATCAATTAGCCATGAATGCAGGCTGGGACACCGAATTACTTGCGGTTGAATTGAAAGAGTTAGGAGAGCTTGGGTTTGAATTAGACCTAATTGGCTTTGATGATAAAGCCTTAGCGAATTTCCTTAATGATGAAACAGAAGGACTGACTGACGCGGATGAAGTGCCTGAAGCGCCAGCCGATCCGGTTAGCGTGCTGGGCGATGTGTGGGTGCTGGGCAAGCACCGGATCATCTGCGGCTCGTCCACGGAGGCGGATGTGGTGGGCAAGCTGCTGGGGGATGTGAAGCCGCACCTAATGGTGACGGACCCCCCTTATGGGGTGGAGTATGATGCTAGTTGGCGTAACGACGCATTGTCTGGAAAGCCGAAAGCAGACGGAAAAATCGGCGGTGGTGGCCGGGCAATAGGTAAGGTCGAAAACGACGATAAAGCCGATTGGCGCGAGGCCTGGGCTCTTTTCCCTGGAGATGTGGCCTACGTTTGGCACGCAGGGAATATGGCGCATGTAGTGGCGGAAAGTCTGCTGGCTTGCGATTTCGGGATTAGGGCGCAGATCATTTGGGGCAAGAGCCAGTTCGTGATTGGTAGGGGCGATTATCACCCTCAACACGAGCCCTGCTGGTACGCCGTCCGAAAAAACAAGAAGGGTCACTATGACGGCGGTCGCAAGCAATCGACCCTCTGGCAAATTGAAAAGCCGCGAAAATCCGAAACCGGGCATTCGACCCAGAAGCCGGTCGAGTGCATGAAGCGCCCTATTGAGAATAACAGCAGCCCAGGGCAGGCCGTTTATGAACCGTTCTCTGGGTCTGGGACAACCATCATTGCCGGTGAAATGACAAGCCGCAGCGTTTATGCTGTCGAGCTGAATCCGGCGTATGTCGATGTGGCGGTAAAGCGGTGGCAGGACTTCACGGGGCAGAAAGCTATATTAGAAGGCTCGGGTAAAACCTTTGATGAGATAGGGGGCGAAAGGCATGGAAGCCGTTGAGAAAAAGAAAAGGGGGCGCCCAAAGTTAGAAATAACAGACAAGGATAAACAACAGGTTTCGGTGCTGGCCGGGCTGGGTTTAACGCGAGACCAAATAGCTCTGGTTATGGGGATGTCGGATGAGAGTGTCGGTAAGTATTTCCGTAGGGAATTAGAGGAAGGGGTGGCGAAAGCGAACGCTAAGGTGGCGCAGAATCTATTTTCGATTGCTACAAGCCGAGAGCAAGGAAGCGTTGCAGCAGCTATTTTTTGGATGAAAAGTAGGGCAAGATGGCGTGAAACGACACATATTGAGCATTTACACGCTGCTGACGAAAACTACGTTGATGCCTTGAGAATGGTAGCAAATAGGATGCGTCCGACCCAAAACGACCCTTTGATTGGCGGTATAAAGCCAGCGGGGCGCGTGATCGACGTAAGCGATCAGGCCAGCCAGGACGCAGCGGTTGCCCGGAAACTAGCCAAAGATGGGCAAAAAGCGGCAGAAATCTTAGGTATATCGTCCGTGAGCGATGATGATGACAATCAAAAGAAATCAAAGGGTTAGTATAGATTTTTACATAATGCACCTTATGCGGTTCCGGGGTTTTGGGCGCCTTGGGGGCCTTGGGGGCCTGGACCCCGGCCCCACCCCCCCCCTTAAAAATCCGAGGGGGGGGGCGGGCTGGTGGCAATATATGTATGCTTACCCCCCCCCTGGGACCCTGGGTAAAAACAACCCTGGGTCCCTTACCCCCGATGATTTTTTTTGATAGAGTCCTTTTTTGATGGCATCCCTTCCTTCCAAGCAACCCAAGCGCCCCCCTTCTGCCGGGGGTAATGGGTTGCCTATGTCTGGCGCCCCGCCGCAAAAGGAAGCCTTTAATGCTGCTGCCCAAGCTGAAGTAATTGAGCGTTTGGCCCGCGACCCGGTTCTGTTCGTCGAATCAATGCTTGG